AGGGCGCAACCCTAGCAAGAAACCAAAAACAAAAACACATGAAACTAACTCTAAAACCAGTAAACAACGGGGCTTTCAATTGCCTCCCATCTCGCGAAGTCGAACTCAAAGAGGAGGAGATTCTGTGTAATGACGTGATCTTTCCTTGGGAATTTAATCCGCATAAAGTCACCTTGTACGTGATCGGCCACGAATTCGGCGGGGTTGGCGCTGTTTGGGCCTCGCACGAGCAAGAGGCACTAGATGAATTGATTGATTCTGGCCTTGGTGAATCCTTTCTCGTATCGGAAGAAGATCAATCAAGCGCTACGGAAGACGAGCGAGAAGATTGGACATGCCTTGGCAATGCAAGCGAACCTTGTGACCTAACTAAAGCTTGGATTCAAGAGGTTCGACTTGAGCCGTCGCAAGATTTTAGGCTTCTCTGCGCTTTTGCAGAGGCTCGTGGCGCTGGTCAAGATAACCTTTTGAAATAAGTCGAAACCGCTGCGGCGGTCTTTTCGGGTTAGCCTCCCGAAAACTGATGAGACAGGCTAAAACCATAACCAAAAACGAAAACGAATATGATCCTAAATCACAACGCGCAGGAATTCTGTGCAATCAACAACATCGTAGGCCTTGCCATAGACCGCTTGCCATCCGGCCAAGTAATCGCGTGCGAGGTCCGAAAAGATGAAGCTGGCGAGCTTCGCGTACCAATCGCGCAGATGAGCCTTGAAGACTTGTACGCGCTGGCCGCTCGCTTGCATCTTGAGATTCTGCCATCTCGATTCGCCAGCCGTCAAGAAATGGACAGTCACCGCGCCCACGTTCGCAGACTTGCGGAGCGTTCAAACGAGGCGGCGGAGATTCGCGGTTCAAAGCAAACGCCAGCATGGTCCGTGCCGGATAAAGCCTGAATCCCGCCCGCTTGCTATCTCTGCGGCATCGCCAGCCGCCAAGATGGCAAGAGGGCGCGATTATGCGCCGAGAAACCAAACTAAAAGCAACATGAAAACGATTGAAACCTGCGTGGAGCCGAGAGGATTAGACACGTCTGCAATCTGGGAACGTGAGTACGAAAAAGCAAGGCGCTGTTGGCCTGAGAGCGGGCCGGAATGTTGGGAATGGTACGCTAACGAGTACGCACAGGAGGCGCGAGACGGGTACGCCAGCGTGGCTGGATAAAATCACCAAAAATAACACAAAAACGCACGACCATGACCGCAAACACCGACAAGCTCGCCGCTTTCTTCGCTCTCCTAGCACAGCGCCAGCGGGAGCAGGAAGCGCGGCAAGCGCAGGAAAGACGCGAGGCGGAAGACCGCAAACTCGCCAAGCTCAAGCCCTGGTGGCAGGAGCCGTGAAAATCATTTCTAAGGGCCGAAAAACCATTTGCACAAAACGGACGATTAGACCAAAGTTAACAACCCAAAATATGACAACCGAAGCAGACCCAGAACTGGTGACGACATTCACCGAACGATATGAACGAGCCGAAAAACTGCTCGAAACCATTCTTGAAAGCGCCGCAAAACAATACAAAGACGGAGCTTCCCGAAGAGTCGCCAAAATCGGCACCATGAAAGCCATCATCATGCGCTGGGCCGCTCGTGAGCCTGAGTGTATGGAATCTCTCGAATATCTCGCAACACACTAAAAAATATGAACCTCGCAGCACTACTCAAAAAACACCTTGATGAAGGTCCGCACGGATCAGCAACTAAAATGGCTCGATTGATCGGCACTGATCGCCAGCGTCTCTACGAATGGGCCAGTGGCAAAGTGAAGCCACGCAAAGAAACGGTGCCAACGATTGTGGAATACTTGCAATCGTTAAAAGCGCCGAAAAAGCAACTGGACAAAGCGGACAAATCAGCATAAAGTTACAACTCAACCCGATAAAATATGAATACAAGAGAAGCACTAAATGAACTGGCCGATGCAGCCTACAAAAACGCATCTGACAAAGGATTCCATAACGCAGATTATGAATACTCGTCCGTTGAACTCTACTCCAAATGGACAGCAAATCTGCATGGAGAAGTGAGCGAACTTTGGGAGGCAGCACGCAAGGGCCACCTTGAAAGCCAGTGCGACAAAGATTGCCCGCTTACTTGCGAAGAAGAGGAGTTCGCAGACATCATCATCCGTGTTCTTGACTCGTCCAAAGCACGCAATATCGACATCGGAAGAGCCGTCGAATTGAAGATGGCCTACAACGCAAGCCGCGAATATATGCACGGAAAGCTGGCATGAAAATCGACCGCACTCCAGGCGTTATCGCCGCACTTGATTACCTCGGCATTGATGTTGGCACTATGCCAGTCATCGGACGCACTAACCATCCATTTCCAAAACGCAAACCGGATAACTGGAAAAGCATTATCGCAGCACTCAAGCTTAGGTTTAGTTAATTTCTCACCCACATACAAAACACATGAGCGACAACACAGAAACAAAACCAACGATTAAGCAGCCGACTCTCAAAGAGATGATCGGCGGAGAAAAGTTCCGCGAGCAAGTAGCTTTGGCATTACCGAAGCACATGACTCCTGAGCGGTTCTCTCGCATTGCTCTCACAGCATTGCAGCGCACACCAAAGTTGCAGGATTGCACGCAAACGAGCCTTTTTAAGTGCTTGCTTGATTTATCAGCCGCTGGCCTTGAGCCAGATGGCCGTCGCGCTTATCTGATCCCATACGGATCTGAATGCACTCTGATTTTGTCATATATGGGCATGATCGAGCTTGTTCGTCGTTCCGGCGATGTTGTCAGCATTCGCTCTGAACTCGTGTGCGAAAATGACGAGTTCACTTGGGAGAATGGCAAAATCACGCACAAGGTCGAGTGGCGTAAACCCCGTGGAGAAATCCAAGCTGTGTATGCAGAAGCCGTGCTCAAGTCTGGCGAGACTCAAACCGCTACCATGACCAAGGATGAGGTTGATGCTATCCGCAAGCGTTCGCGCTCTGGTAACTCTGGTCCATGGGTTACGGATTACGGTGAGATGGCAAAGAAGACCACTTTGCGCCGACTGTGCAAACTGCTGCCACTTGCTAGCGAGATCGCAGAGCACATCGAAAAAGATAGCGATGTCGTTCTTGAGCGCGACATAACTCCAAAACCAACCGCAAGCCTTGCGCTTCCTTCGATGCAGGAGGTGGCGGAATGATTATCAAAAACGACACAGAATATCGACAATTCAACGCTCTCAACTTTTCCTCCATAAAGGGAATTTTGAATTCACCGCTGCATTACCAAACTGCTTTGAAAGCCCCCAAAAAAGAGCCATCAAAGTTTATGTTTCTAGGAATGATGGTGCATTCAAAAGTTCTTGAAAAGCGCGAAGAAAATTATGCAGTGATGCCACTTGATTTGGATGGCAGAACCACTGCTGGTAAGGCGTGGAAAGCAGCCAACGATAACAAAACTTGCATCACTCAAGACGATTACGCGCAATACAAGCGCATGGTTGGTGCCATTGAATCCAATGCTGACGTGCAATACCTGCTTTCAAAAGCTGTTGATTGCGAAATTGGAATCGTCCAGAAGTATCGAGATGCTTCAATCAAAGGTAAGATTGACTGTCTAATCAAAGATGAGTCTGGTAAATACTGCATCCTCGACCTTAAAACTACACAGAGTTGCGATCCTGACGAGTTCTCTCGTAGCGCATGCAGCTACAAGTATTTTATGCAGGCAGTCTGGTATCAGTCGCTTGTGGCGCTAGAATACGAACTCGATTATCAGGTGCCGTATTATTGGGTGTGCGTTGAGTCAACAGAGGCGGCTGATGTTTGCATCTTCCAACCTCCTGCTGACGGTCTTGAGCTTGGTCAAAAGCAGATGGAAAAAGCGTTAGAAATTCACGCTGAATGCACAAAAACTGGCAAGTGGCCTGGATTTGGCGGCGGGATTATAGAGTTAGACATACCCATTTGGGAAAAACGGAAATACGGATTGATTTAACAACAGGAAATTACTACACTTACTTTTATGCCGACACCAATCATCGCAAAAATCGACGTTAAAAAAATCAACAAGGAGTGGCTGTTTGCTGGAGCAAAAGGAACCTACCTTGACACAGTGATCTACGAAAATGACAACGTGGATCAATATGGAAACAGTCATGTAATTAAACAGAACCCGCCACAAGAAGCTCGTGCGCAAGGGGCAAAACCTGTCATCATTGGCAATTGCAAATGGATGCCGCAAAAAGGTGGCTCTCAGTCCGCACCAAGAACTGCTGTCCCAGCTAAGCAGCACCCACTGATGCAGGATAACGAACCCGACGAAACCATTCCCTGGTAATCTAAATCAACAAGCCCGTTGGCCGAGGGTTATATCGGCCACACTTTTTATATGAAACTTACTCTTGAACCAACAATCATTCCTCCGCGAGAAGGCATACCATCGCCAACGATCTCGATTGAGATCCCAGACGATGACATGACATGCCGAGCCACAATTATGGACTTGGTGTTTCCGCTTCTCAGTGCTGCATACCCAAGTAGCAACGTGCGTAATTATTTCAATACAGACGAGATCGACCTATGAATGCCAATAAAGAAAAGATCGCACTGTTTGACGACGCAATCGTCTATCACTCGTGCAAAGAGGAAATCAGCAAAGCTGAATCCGAATGGATTGAGTGGGCGAGGATTCGCGTGATTGAATTAGAAATGGAGGGATCATGAAGCTGTCTATCGGAGTGGACCCAGGACAGTCTGGTAGCATCGCCTTCATTCCTGACAACAATCCAGCGAAGGCTTGGGCTGTAAAAATGCCTGAGACTCTGACTGATTTGTGGGAAGTGTTTGATGAATGGAATCCAGACGATTTTAAGCGTGACACGATTCACTGCTGTCTTGAATCTGTGCATTCAATGCCGGGGCAGGGTGTTTCATCGTCCTTCAAATTTGGACGTGGATTTGGAAACCTAGAGATGGCACTCACCGCAGCACGCATCCCATATACTTATGTCACTCCGCAAAGATGGCAGAAGGATCTTGGATGCCTCACAAAAGGCGATAAAAACGTGAGCAAGGCCAAATCTCAGCAGTTGTTTCCACATCTCAAAATCACACATGCAATTGCTGATGGCCTGCTCATCGCTGAATACTGCCGGAGAACCATTAAATAATGCCCAACTCAAAACAACCATCAGCAGAATGCCGACTTCACAATCAGTTGGCTCGCATTCTTAACGGCACTAAAGCATCTAAAGACGAGACTACACAAGTCCTTATCCACCTGCTAGCCATTCAGATTGCCAGCTACGACCCATTGATGCGCGATGCAGTCTGGGAATGCGCTGTCGATACTTTGGACGACATGGTTGAGGGCATTGCAGCAGAGATCGACGCACACTTTATCAATAAATGAATATGACTACACCAGAGACAGATGCGGCTGAGAAAATGGCTTTCTCTCAAAAATACATGGTTTCTACAGAATTTGCCCGCAAAATTGTACTAGAACGGAACAGTCTTATCACGAAATCTGCCGAATTGGAGCTTAAATGCCTCAAAATAGGTGAGGTGATCACCGAGTTAAACCAGCGCCTTCAAGAACGCCAGGAGAGCTTCCAGGCGCAACTGATCCGCATCGAGGATATATGGCGTGGTAAGCTGATCGAATCTCGCAAGGATGCAGACAGGCTTTACAATTGCCTGCTAGAAGCTCAATTTGGCGAAGCCTTGGACATTGCCTATGTGCAGAATGTGCTGGCACAGCACGAAGAACTGGCCGCGATTGGGTAGTTTTTGTTGACTGGGTGTTTTGATGCAGTAGCGTTGGTTTGTCGAAGTTCTTGGGAGTTGCGTCCATATAGAACCAGATACTTTATCAATCATTGGCCGTTCAGGCCGCTTCCTCGCCGGGTAAAACCGGGCCGCAACCGGGGGAGCAACCTGAGCGGCCTTTTTGTTTTTAAGATGCACAACTGGTACGCAAATCTCCTCCTTGATCACCGATGGCTAGCGAAGCGCAAAGAAGCACTCCATCATGATCAATATACCTGTCAGAATTGCGGCAGGAAAAACCCAGAAGTAACGCTTTGCGTCCACCATCTTGGATACGTTACCGGTTGGATGCCATGGGATTACCCATTGACGCTTCTTCAAACACTGTGCCTTGGTTGTCATAACGAAGTTCACGCAGGACAGAAGCCGCATTATGTCATTTGCACCACTTGTGGAGGTCTAACGCCAGATTCAAAAGCCAACGGAAGAAATGACAAGCACGAGTGGATTTGCGAGGATTGCATACAAAAACAAGCAGTTGAAGAAATTGCCATGAAAACTGCATTTGTTTACCTTATGAAGAACACTAGAAATGGTTTCATTAAAATTGGATTTAGTAAAAATCCTAAATTTAGAGAAAAAACTCTTCAGTCTGAGGAGCCTGAAATCGAATTGCTGGCTTCTATTGAGGGCACTATCGACCTTGAGAAGGAGCTACATGCTAGATTTTCAGCCTATCGAATCAGGGGAGAATGGTTTCGATTAAGCGAGTTTGAAATAGAAGACGCTAAGCAATACGTCATTTTTCACCACGGTAGAATAAAGCCATCAGGAGACAAATTATGAGCCTTAAAGCCATCAATAAATTCAAGATGTGCAAGATGTCACCAACTCAAAAGTTGGTAATGCTTTGCCTGTGCGATTGCCACAATCAAGAGTCTGAGAGATGTGATCCAAGCGTGTCGCTCATCATGAGTTTTACAGGGCTTTCAAACCGGGCTGTAGCTACCGCTTTGAAGGATTTGGAACGTCTAAAACACATCAAGATTAACCGTGGAAACGGGTTTAAATCATCTTACAACATTGACATAACCAGTGAACCTCCTGCGGTGGTTGATTTAGCTAAACCAGTGAACGTCGTTTCACAACCAGTGAACCTGCCGCACCCCCGCAGCACGTTCACTAGTGAACCTCCTGCCATAACCAGTGAACCTCCTGCTGGGGTACCAGTGAACCTCCTGCCTAAACCAGTGAACGTCGTTCACACAAACAGAGAAGAACAGAGAATTAAACAGAGAATAACCGGAAGTACAGACAGGCTTGATTCGCCGTTGTTTGAAGAAACCGACTCACACGACTTTCGATCAACCATGGCAGAATGGTTCGAGGATAAGTCACAACGCAAACAGCGTTACACGCATCGTGGATGGAGGGCGCTCTTGACCACCTGTCGGCAAAAACCAATCGGCGTGTTGCGATGCGCTGTGAACAAGGCCATGTCGGGAGGCTGGCAAGGCATCCATTTTGATAAAATATCAGCCGAAGATGCGGCTGCTTTCGAGCCAACTTCAACAATTGCATTTGCCGATCCAATCAAGGACAACCCTAATTTTATGGAATTTCAAGAGTGGTTTGAAAAGCTTCCTCCAGAGCCAGAATCGACCATAGATGTCGATTTCAACAAAGTTTTGGAATCATACCGTGAAAATAATTCACCAGATGCCTCTATTTCGCACACAGATGGCCCTCAGAGCGTCGAGGAGGTGTCAGTATGGTAACGGTAGCTGATATTAGCCAAAAGCTCTCAAATAAAGCCCTGGAGGTCTGTAAGATGCTGCTTCCAGGTGGCAAGGAAGATGGTCAGTTTTGGGTATGTGGAGACATTGCTGGATCGCCAGGAAAAAGCCTGAAAGTGGCTTTTGTTGGCAGTTACGTTGGAAACTGGCGAGATTGGGCTGATGATTCCAATAAAGGCGATCTTCTCGATTTGTGGCGCATCACAAAAGGAATTACAGCGGCACAAGCCATCAAGGAGGCTAAACATTACCTTGGTATTAATGATCCAGTCGATGCAAAAAAGAAGGATTACCGCAAGCCTGTAAATTCCATACCTGAACTTGCCACAGAGGGTAGAGGTGTTGCATATCTCACAGATTCCAGGCATTTGAAGATTGACATCATACGGAAATTTAAGGTTGAGGGAGTCCGCGAAAGACAGGCTATTGTTTTTCCATGCTACGCGCCAGATGGCGAGTTGATCAATCGTTCATATCGTACTCTTACTGAACCTAAGCAGGTGTGGCAGGAAAAAGATTGCGCCCCATGTATGTTTGGATGGCATGCACTCAATGAACAAGCATATAAGGATAAAACAGTTCTCATTTGCGAGGGTCAAATCGACTGCATGACGTGGACTCAATGGGGAGTCGATTCTATCTCTATTCCTAATGGCACCGGCACATCATGGGTTGAGTACGAGTGGGATAATCTAGCTCCATTTGACACAATTTATCTAGCATTTGATCAAGACAAAGCCGGAAGAGAATTAACCGACAAGATCATCCAGCGTCTAGGTAAGCATCGTTGCATGATTGTCTCAATGCCTAAAAAGGATGCGAACGATTGTCTAAAATCTGGCTACACTCAAAAGGACGCTTTAGATTGGATTGGAAATGCCAAGATGGCCGCAATCCATAAATTCGTGCGTGGTGATGAGTTGGAGGAACGTGTTGTGGCTTCATACACCCCCAAGGAGGAAGCCTTTACATTGCCATTTTTTAAGGGCGATTGGCATGAGGGTACTGGGTTTTATTTTCGACCAGGAGAATTGACAGTATGGGGCGGCTTAGCCTTTGCTGGCAAGAGTACTATGCTTAACTTTTTGAAGGCAAACGTAGTCAGTAAGAGGAGATATATTTTTGAGGCAACCATGGAGATGTTGGTTGAGAATCAAATTGGCAGGTTAGCAAAGGTTTGTATGGGTCATGAGATCAACGAGCCGAAGTTGCGTCGATTCTGTCAAGAAATAGGTAGGTATCTTCTATTTGCTGATGTCGTTGGAAGTATAGCAATGGAAGAGTTGATGGAAATGCTATGGTTTGCCAATCGTAGATATGGATGCACAGATTTCATTATTGACTCAATGATGAGAATTAAAGGTCAAGCTGACATGGAAAAGCAGGCTGAAATCGTGAACACTCTGCAAAATTTTGTCAAGGAAAGCGGCAGTCATGTGCATCTCGTATGTCATTTTCGCAAGCCAGTTGAAGGCGAAAGACCAACAATGTATCACGTCAAGGGATCATCTGCACTCATCGACAATCCAGACAATGTTGCAATTATCATTAGAAATAAGGCGAAGGATGACGCTATCAAGGCTGGTAAATCTCGCGAGATAATCGACGCTATGCACGACACTGAAGTGATTATTGAGAAGCAGCGCGTTAGTGGTTGGGTTGGTAGCTTCAAGTTGAAGTACCATAAAAATACCTTTTCTTTTTCAGCGGCATCAAAATGAAGTTTTGAAATCCCACTTGCATCTCAACCAAAAACGGACGTATAGTTAGATACCGAATATGAAAACCATTGATGAACTGCAAAAGATGCTACTCGAACTCTCATGGGTTCTAGTTGATGATCGCCTGCCAACCAAAGAAGACGCCAACAAATACGGCGATGTAGATTGGTCTGATG